GGTCACCATCACAGCAGGCTCTGGGCTAGGCAAGTCACAGTTTGTGAGAGAGATAGTGTGGCATATCCTGAAGCACTCTGAGGATAACATAGGCTTACTATTCCTAGAAGAGAACGCACGTAAGACTGCGCTGTCTCTGATGTCTCTGGCGGTTAACAAGCCCTTGCACCTACCTGACGTAGAAAGCACTGAGGAGGAACGCTGGGAGGCTTTCGAGGCCACTATGGGCACTCAGAGGTTGTTTATGGTCGACCACTTTGGCTCCACCAGTATAGACAACATCATAGCCCGTTGCCGCTACATGGCTAAGGCGCTGGACACCAAGTACCTGTTCCTAGACCACGTTAGTATTGTTGTGTCTGCACAGAGCAATGGTGACGAGAGAAAGGCGCTGGACGAGATATGTACTAAGCTGCGTATGCTGGTTCAAGAGACTGGTATCACCTTGTTCATGGTTAGCCACCTGAAGAGACCTGATGGCAAAGGCCACGAGGAAGGAGCTGCTAGTAGTCTGTCACAGCTCAGAGGCTCTGCATCCATTGCACAGCTCTCAGACATGGTGATAGGACTAGAGAGGAATGGTCAGGCTGAAGACCCAATAGAAAGGAATACTACCAATGTCAGAGTGCTGAAGAACCGTTTTTGCGGCACTACAGGGCCTGCTGGCGGGTTGTTGTTTGACCAGAAAACAGGTAGGATGGTAGAAGTTAAGGAAGAGGGTTTGTAATGAGATGCATAGCGTGTAACAAGAATTTATCGGACTTTGAGTCTACAAGGAAATCTGCTGAGAGTGGAGAGTTTTTAGATTTGTGCAATGATTGCTTCTTTTACACTGAGGATGACATTGCTACCATTGACAGAGATGATCTGAGAAGTGAATCTGACACAGTATTGGAGAGCCAAGAATATGAGCAAGATTGGAACTTGGGTAATGACAGTTCAGGAGAGTAAGGCTGAACTGAGCAGACTAAACCCTTTCGACAAACACAGTAATAAAGCAAACGCAGCGAGGCAGTATTATGTTGATTACGCTGGACATAGAAACAAACACCAGCCACGACACTATCTGGATAGTAGTAACTCAGGACGTTGAGACTGGTGAGATGCTAGAGCACTACTCTGCTGAGACTCTGGAGCCTCTGCTTCGTGACTCAGAAGTCGTTATTGGTCACAACATCATAGGCTTCGATGCGCCAGTGCTAGAGAAACAGTGGTCACTACAGATACCTACAGAGAAGCTAAAGGATACGCTAGTGCTCAGCAGGCTCTGGAACCCGTCTCTGGAGGGTGGACATAGCCTGGACTCTTGGGGCAAACGCTTTGGAGACCACAAGATAGACTTCCACGACTATGACGGTGGACTGTCCGATGAGATGGTCAAGTATTGCAGGCAGGACGTAGCTCTAACCACAAGGCTTTACAAGCATTTAACAAACACACTGAATCTAGAGGAGTTTAAACCGCAGTGCGTAGATTTAGAAGAGAAGGTGTACATCATTACGGCTCAGCAGGAGCGCAACGGCTTCATGCTAGACGTAGAAGCAGCTACCACACTCTGGCAAGACATAACACACAAGATGAGGACGATAACATCGGAGCTACAGAAGGTGTTCCCTCCGATAGTGGAGGAACGCTGGAGCGAGAAGACAGGCAAGAGACTGAAGGACAAGGTGACTGAGTTTAACGTAGGCTCTCGTAAGCAGATTGCAGAGAGGCTAGAAGGTGTAGGTGTTAAGTTTAAGTTACAGACTGAGAAGGGAGCTATCATTGTTAATGAGAAGGTGCTGGAAGGCATCGACATCCCTGAAGCTAAGATGATCTACGAGTACCTGATGCTACAGAAGAGAGCAGCACAGATAGACTCTTGGTTAACTCACGAGAAGGACGGCAGGGTACATGGTAGGGTTATTACCAATGGCGCTGTAACAGGCCGTATGACGCACCACAGCCCTAATCTGGCACAAGTACCTTCTGTGTCTGCACCGTATGGCAAAGAGTGTAGATCATTCTGGACTGTGCCTGAGCACCACAAGCTAGTAGGCTGTGATGCCAGTGGCTTAGAGCTGCGTATGCTGGCACACTACATGCGCGACGAGAACTACACCAACGAGATACTTAGCGGTGACATCCACACAGCTAATATGAAGGCAGCAGGACTCACTGACCGCAACCAAGCCAAAACTTTCATCTACGCCTTCCTGTACGGTGCAGGGCCAGCTAAGATAGGTCAGATAGTAGGCGGTGGCTACAAAGAAGGACAGAAGCTTACAGATTCCTTCCTACGCAACACACCAGCACTGGCTAGGCTGCGAGAGCGTGTAACTAAGTTCTCAGCAGGCGGTACACTTCCAGGTCTGGACGGTAGGCGCTTACGGGTCAGGTCAGAACACGCGGCACTAAACACGCTGCTACAGGGTGCAGGCGCTATAGTGATGAAGCAGGCGCTGGTGTTGATGGCAGAGTCACTAGACACGTACGCTATTCCGTACAAGCTAGTAGCTAACGTGCATGACGAGTTTCAGATAGAAGTACCAGAGAATTTTGCTGATGTAGTAGGCAAAGCAGCAGTACGAGCCATCAAGAAAGCAGGAACTGTGTTAGACCTGCGCTGCCCTCTTGATGCTGAATACAACGTAGGTAATAACTGGGCAGAAACCCATTAACTAGAGGTAATTATTATGCGTACAACTTTACAAACTTTAATGAAAGAAGAAGAAATCAATCAAACGGAACTATCGCGTAGGACTGGCGTATCACAGCCTACTATATCGCGTATTTTAGATGCTCTGCACGAGTCTCCTAACTTCCACAGCATGTTAAAATTAGCTAAGTATTTCAAGGTTCCTGTAGAAACTTTATATGAAGAAGACCTTTCATATTATGACGAACCTGCTAAGACTATCACTGTAGATAGCTCTAAAACCATAACCATAGAAATAAAAATACATTGACACAGACATACCAAATATGGTATAATATACATAGATCAGTTGTGATCTAAAACAGCACTTAAACGCAACAATTCAATCAAAGGTGATATTATGAGTGAAGCAAAACCAGTAACAGTAAACGCAGAGATGATGTGGTCTAGCCTACAAGAGGTCAACCGCATGTCAGGTAAGTACCAAGTAGACCTAGCACAGCTATCCTCAGCAGCAGTAGAAGCTCTGGAGATGATGGGCTTGAGTGTACGCAACAAAGAAGGTCAGGGAGACTTTGTAACTGTGAAGTCTAACCATCCTATCCGCGTGTACGACACTGACGGTAAAGAGATTACAGGCATCTTGATAGGTAATGGCTCTAAAGCTAAGGCTGTATTGTCCTACTACGACTGGAAGTCTCCAGCAGGTCAGGCAGGACGTAGCCCTAAGATGTACAAGCTAGTAGTCACTGACTTAATTCCCTATGGCGGCAAGGAAGAGTTTGTCGAAGTAGATATGGAAGAAGCCCTGTGATATTAATTGATGCAGACATTCTAGTCTATCGTGTAGGCTGGTCTTGCAACGAAGAATCTGAGAACACTGCCGTCAGCACCATTGACGGCTTTATCTCTGACATTCTGTTGCAGCTCAACGTAGACGAAGAAACGGACTACTATGTTCTGTATCTCACTGGCAAAGGAAACTTCCGCAAGGAATATGCCGTTACTGCTGAGTACAAAGGAAACCGTAAAGATAAGGCAAAGCCCGTGCATATACAGGCACTACGCCAACACCTTATCGACAAGTGGGCTGCTGTGGTTACTGAAGGAGAAGAGGCAGACGATGCCATAGCCATAGCAGGTACACTACACGGTGATAAAGCCATCATGGTCTCCCTAGACAAGGACTTTGATCAGATTCCAGGTTGGCATTATAACTTTGTAAAGAAGAGTAAATACTATGTTAAGCCAGAGGACGGCTTACGCTTCTTCTACCGCCAGATACTGATGGGTGACAGGATTGACAACATCATAGGTATCAGAGGTATTGGTGAGAAGAAGTCAGAGAAGATTCTCAAGGACTGTGTTACTGAGCAGGAACTCTACGACAAGTGCGTAGAAATGTACGAGGGAGACGAAGACAGAGTGATAGAGAATGGTAGGATGCTCTGGCTACGTAGGTACGAAGGTGAGGTATGGAGTTTCAATGAAACCAAGGAATAACGGAAGATGGACAGAAGCGCGTTTCCGTTCCTTTATCGTCTCTGCACTCAGACAAGCTCACGCTAAGTGGGGTGTAAAGCACGATGTCAAGTCAGCGGCTAGGGTAGCTAGAGGGATGTACAAGTGTGCCAAGTGTGGCAAAGGCTCTCCAGCTACTCTACCACCGCTAGAAGGAAAGAAACGCAGACGCAACAACGCAGCAGTAGATCACATAGATCCAGTAGTAGACCCAGAAGTAGGCTTTATTGATTGGAACACCTACATAGAGAGAATGTTCATCGAAGCTGAAGGGTATCAGGTACTGTGTCACAAGTGTCACACTGCAAAGACTAACGCAGAGCGTAAGAGGCGAAAGAAATGACTCAGATGAGAGAAACAGCACAAGACAAAGTTCGCGAAGAAAAACTTTTGCGTATAATGTCTGAGCATCTAGGTTGTCATTACTGGCAAAACCCTAACCTTATAAAGTATAGACTAGATGGTTGGTTTTATAAGCCTAAGTTTGAAGGTGACAACAAAGGCTCTATGGTAGGCTGGGCAGAATGTAAATGGTATGGGGATGGTAAGACTGCTTTTTGTGCCTTGAATGTTCCTAAGTATGCGGAGCTTATAAACCTGAGCGAGATGACAGGACTTCCCAGCTATTTTGTTTTTAGAGAGCAAGGAAAATGGGGATACATTGTTCTACATACTGGCTCTAACAAAGCAGCGACATTCTCTGTTATTCAAACAGGAGGAACACCAAAAGGAAGAACTCCAAACCCAGATGACATAGAGCCTTTAATAAAGTTCGACAAATCTTGCATACAGTGGCAAGAAGCTGGAGACAACTAATGACTAAGCATCTAGTAATACCAGACACACAAGTAAAACCTGGAGATAAGGCAGAGCATCTACGCTGGGCTGGAGAGTACGCAGCAGAGAAGAAGCCTGACGTTATCATCCACATTGGCGACCACTGGGACATGCCTAGCCTAAGCAGTTATGACGTAGGCAAGAAGTCCTTTGAAGGCAGGCGCTACATCAACGACATCAACGCAGGCATTAACGCCATGCGTAAGTTCCTAGAGCCTATACAGCGTGAACAAGACAGGCTAAAGCGTAACAAGTGGAAGCAGTGGAATCCTCGTATGGTGTTTACTCTAGGTAATCACGAACACCGTATAGAGAGAGCTATTGAGTCAGACCCTAAGCTGGATGGTCTGCTGAAGTATGATGACTTTATGTTAGAGGAGATGGGCTTTGAAGTTGTACCGTTTTTGGAACCTATTGTCATTGATGACATCGCCTACTGCCACTACTTCACTTCAGGTGTTATGGGCAGGCCAGTTAGCTCTGCTAAGTTAATGCTGGCTAAGAAGTACATGAGCTGCATCATGGGCCACGTACAAGATAGAGACATAGCCTATGCTCGTAAGGCAGACGGCACAAACCTATTAGGACTGTTCTCAGGTATCTACTACCAGCATGACGAGGACTACTTAACGCCACAGACTAACGGAAGCTGGGCAGGTATATGGATGTTGAACGAAGTAGCTAATGGCGGTTGCGATGAACTACCAGTTAGCATAAACTATCTGAGAGATAAGTACGGAGACTGAGATGGCTCTCACTTACTACGACTTACTAGACAAGCTAAAGCTACTAGACGAACTAACACTTATAGAGATATTAGATATAAGCTCAGAAGAGTTAGTAGACGCCTTCAGCGAGAAAGCTAATGATAAACTAGAACAATTGCAAGAGGATTTTAGACATGAGACTCAATGACGCAACACCAGCAGACTGGGATAGAGTACGTAAGCAACACCCAGCAATAGAGAAGACAGGACTAGAGGCATGGATGAAGGCAGCACACGATGAAGATGCAGACCTCTGGGAAGACGAAGAAGAAGACATGGTAGGTGCGCCTAAACACTACAACTCAGGGAACATAGAATGTATTGAAGCTATAGAAGAGTCTATGTCCAGTGTTGCATTCAAAGGCTACCTAAAGGGCAACTGTATGAAGTATCTGTGGCGTTATGACTACAAAGGTAAGCAGGTAGAAGACCTACAGAAAGCTCAGTGGTACTTAAGCAAGCTGACACAAGTAGTGGTGTTTGAGAATGAGGATAACAGCTGATGGACAGACAACCTAGATTTGAGCTGATACACTATCCAGAGTTCGGAGAAGTAGAGAGGATATGTCCAGCAGTCAAGATAGTCTATACGATATATAACGATGGGTTAACATTATCTGACATGAGAGAGCAGTTTGATT